TACCCTCAACTGATTCTTCAGGAACTTCTGTAACTTCATCAGCTACTACCTCATCGACTACTACCTCATCGACTACCGCTTCTAATTCATTCTCACTCATGCCTTCTTCTCCTTAATTATTATTGTTGACCAACCATCGCCATTAATTGCTCAGGTGATAGTTGTTGATCTTGTTGCATTCCTTGTTGTTGCATTGCTGGTGCTGTCTGTTGTGGAATGTACTTGTGAATATCGCCTTTGATGTCGAACCTCTCCATCGTCTCTTTAAGCATTTCTTCCATTGGTGTTGCGTCTTGACCTGCACCACGTAGTTGATATATCTGCTGTATTAATGGTTGTAGTATTGGTAATAAATCAATCCAAGTTTGTCGGTCTTCCATCTCATCAGGCTTGCCAGTTGAACCAGCACGTACACTGACGTTACAGAAGTTATAAATATGTTCTGCTTTCTCTTTACGTTGCTCAGGTGAACAATGATATTCAAATGACTCGTCATACCACGTAGCACCATTACCTGCAATTCGTCTAATCATGTCTGAGTCACAACCCAAGATGAAACACTGCGAAGCGTAATTGGAAATGTCTGAGATAAAATCTTCAAGCGTATCACGTTGCTCTGAGATTCTAGTTGCACGACCATTATTCATAATGGATGCTTCTGTTGCTGTCTTAGCCTTCAATACACCACCCATATCAGCTTCTTGTAAGCCTGATACAATCTGCAAGTCACGCATTATCTGAGCTGTGTCGTATGATTTCGGGTCAATCGGAATATGAACACCAGCTTGTAATGACTGCTCAATTGGTCTGCCATCAGTTGTAATAGATAACACTTCAGCTACTTCTGACACTGTGAACTTACGAATATCCTTTTCAGTTAAACCACTAGCAAGGTAATGTGGCTTATTCATTTCTCTATGCTTCTTTAGCTTGGTGCGTGTGTCTGTGTACTCATCTTGCAAAGGAATCCATTGCTCAAGGTCTGTTAATGGCTGGAACTCATCCTCTAACTGGTTAAATGCCAAACCAAAGAAAGGATACCAACGCTCACCAACAAATTCAGGTGTGTAGCTTTCTAATGGTGCTTTCACCCCTTTAACGATTACATGAACACGATTCTGTTCTTTATCCCATACTTCAAATACTGCTACTGGTGAAACTCTGTCGTTGCGCTTATACATTTCACGATTCGTTGCATCGTTCTCTAAGTAGTCATAGTCCTTCTTATCTTTACCCCATACGTGAGTTTGCACGCCAGTGAGGTCAGCATCAGGATAACGACCTTGTAATTCTTCTTTGCTAATCCATAGACGTTGATACATACGCTTGGCTTTGTGCATATTCGAGAATCGACCAACACTAGGATGGATGAATATGTCCTCGAAGTCCACATTGTCAATCACTAAACCCCTAGTTATTTTGATCTCAGAAGTTTCGTACACGCCTTTCTCAATCTGACGTAAGCGTTCAGCACTTAAATCATCGTCAGTATCTTCTAAGTCATGCTCAATACCTGCGCCAATATGTAGATTATCTTTTGTATCAGATAATGGATTTGTCGCTAGTGGAGTTGAATGTGCATGTTCTTCGAGGTGAACTTTCACCCAACCAATTGAACAAACCTTTGCACTTCTTACTGAGTTCTTGAAAATATCTTTAGTGTCTGACTCACGAAATGAATGGTTTAAAACAATTTCTAATGTTTCTGAAAAGGCTTTTTTCCACTCAGGGGTATCGTACATGTCCACATCCATTGTCATTTCACCAGCTATCTTGTCGTTGACTGATACAGTTATCTCAGGTGACTTAGCATACACATGTGGAATTAGTGACTGCAATGTGGAATTAATCAAGTTAGTTTTAACTTCATTTTCACCGAAGTTCTCACCTTTGATGTACTTACGATTGTTCTTAATCTTTTTAAGAATGCCTGATTCTTCGTTGCGAATAAACGCTATCTCATCAATTTCTTCATAGTATTGATTGACCAACGCTTCTTGTTGTTTTGGGTCGATTGTCTCTACCTCAGCTACGATTGTTACTTGTTCTTCCATTTCCATTTTTGTACCCCTGTGTTATCCATTATATAAATGAGCAAAACTGCCCTCAACAACCCCACTGTCTCGTTCTTCCTTTCTTGGTTTCGTTCTTCGACTGACTAACGAATCTGTTACTTCATCCCACGTATGGTCTTCCTGTGTTGTGTCAATGTCTTCGCCATTCTTTGGGTCTCGCATCATCACTGGAACGGTGCGTACAAAGTGCTTGCAGTTATCAAACACAAAGAAGCCATCACCACCAATGACCTTTCCACGCGCATCTGTCTTTGAATTGTTTAATCGAACTACTAGCTCATGTGCTTTATCAACACGATAACCATGACCACTATTACCTTTCTTCGCTGGCTTATTGAAATAGATACCTGCTCTAATGAAATGCTCACTCACACCAACAGTTGCACCATTTGATGAAGGTAAGTCACCTATGTTGTTTTTAAACTCAATGCCTTTCTTACGTTCAGCTTCATCCAACGCCAGCATCTGCTCTGCTACTTGCATTGCTGTCTCATGTGTACCAACATTAGCTTCACCACCCCAGCCATACAATTCACGATAACGATAAACATTGCCATCGAAGTCTTGTGCGTACCAGCCAACCGAATAAGGCTTATCAAAACCCCAGTCCAATCCTCTCCAGCGTTTCCAACCACTAGGAATAGGAAATGCTTTAAGCAAATGAATCTCAGGCTTCCAAATGTTATGAAGGTAAGCACCACCAATAGCACTTAAAGGCTTCTGTTGATACAGGCTTTCCCAATCTCTACTTGGTAGTGACTGTCTAATCGCTTTTAGCTTATTCAAAGGGTATCTTTCTTGCCACAAAGCATCGCCTGATTTACGCCCTATTTCATCTTTACCTTCAGCAATGGCTGGCAAAGTGACAATCTCCCAATTCTCGTGCTGTTTCTCTCGAAGCAGGTAGCCAATCAAATCATCTTCATGCCAGCGTGTTCCAATCAATATGATTTTGCCTTCAGGCATTAATCTTGTATAAGCGTCTGCGTTGTACCAATCCTTTGTGCTTTCCCTGAATGTGTGTGACTCAGCTTCAGCTCTTGATTTAACTGGGTCATCAATCAGCAATAGGTCAGCACCTTTACCAGTAATAGCACCACCAACGCCTACTGCGCTCAGTGAACCACCATCTTTTGTTTCAAATTCAGTCTTGGATTGTGAATCATCACTCAAGATATTGCCGAATATCGATTTATATGTGTCTGTTTTCAATAGGTTACGCACTCTACCGCCAAAGCGTTGAGCTAATGACGAACCATAAGCACTAAGTATCACCTGACGTTCAGGGTTGCGACCTAAGAACCATGCAGGCATTAGCTCACTCACAATCAATGACTTTGAATGTCTTGGTGGCATTGAAATGATTAAACGACTGATCTCTCCACGTTCCATTGCTTCAAGTTTCTCAAACACCAGCTTATGATGTTCAGCTATCTCGAATTTAGGAAAGCACATAACGCTAAACGCGCCTAAAGATTGTCGTGCAAATGAAATTACGTCTTGACTCATAAAAGCTTCTTGAGATTCTCCCTTTGCAATTCTGTTAAATCATTAGTTATATCAATAGACACAACCTCTGCTGTTACCTCTGTGGCTCTGCGCTTTGGTGCGACATACTGAGCCAGCTCTTTGCTTGCGTTATACTCCATCACCTTATCGCCTTCCTTCTTAGCATCCATAGCTAACCTTGCTAAACTTTCTAAAGGGTCATAATTAAGTTCTGCCAGCTTCTCAGCAACATTTAGGGTGACTTTGTTTTTAGTACCCTTTTTTCTACCACCCCATTTTTTTCCTGTTGTATTTGCCATACTACTGTTGAACTACTTTAGTTAAATCTCATTATCAGGATGTGACTCGTTCAGAAGATACTCAACCTGTTGCAATATCTGCTCATATTTATAAGTTTCTGTTATCTCTTTCGCTTGTTTGATACCTTGGTCTGCCATCGTCTTAATTAGCTCCAACTTAACCCTGCATTCTTTCATTGTGTGCATCATTAGTAGTCCTCCCAAGTATCACGCCATTGCTCATACTCTTTATTTGATAATAGCAAATTCAGTGTGTCTGTTATTCCATGAAGATAATCTTCATTGCCTTTTTCTTGATACATTTCCACAAGAATAAGCAAAACTTTAATAGCTGATATTCTGTCTTTTTCTTCAATCACAAAATTACCATCGTCTCCGTTTTCAATACTATCTAAAATTTTTTCTATTGTATTCATGGAGCTTTAATTCCCATTGCAAGCCAGTAAAGGTCACTGGGTCTTGGTAGCATCAAACCAAATTCAACCATCTCTCTATCAATTCTTTCTAAATACTCAGTAAATTCCTTTACCTTTAGCGTCTTGGTAGTTGGCACTTTAGTATCGCCATCGTCATACTTTATTAGTGGCAATATGCTTCGCTTGAATTGTGAATGCAACCCTTTCTTATGAACACCATCTTCCACATAATCCTTTGCTGGCTGACCTGTCTCTTTCTCTATAACTGAGTACCACAACCACAGCAGTTTATTTTGCGCTCCAGTGCGAGTTAGCTTATCTTCTGAGATAGAAACTATCGCCTTACTTACATCATGTTTACTAAAGAAGTCTCTGCACAT